ATAGAAGATATTGGTCAGAATTTAATTAGTACGTTACCTATCATTGGTCAAGAGAGGGTTGAGATAAAGATTAGTAGTGGTTCTAAGACTTATAGATTAAATTTTTATCTTTATAGGATTGATGGTAGAACTATGTCTGAGAAGTCACAGACTTATGTGATGAACTGTGTTTCTCTTGAAGGTTTAAGGAATGAAAATTATAGAGTATGCGAGAGAGTAGATGGTATAAGAGCTGAAGATTTAATTGAAGAGAAGTTGAAAGCAGATGGGTTTACCCCTAAGAAGTTTGAATTTGATGAGACTAAAGAACCATTTGATATATACGTACCAAACTGGAGAATGTTTGACCTATTCCAATGGTTGTGTAAAAGATCTGTACCATTACATAAGAAAGATTCTGTTGGGTTCTTATTCTATGAGACATTTGATGGATTCAACTTTAGATCTATAGATGCTTTGTTTGACGAACCTCAGTATCCAGATGAATCAAGTGTTTATAAGTATTATCAAGGTAATTTAAAATCTAATGATAAACAATCTAAGTTTAGGATAACGAACTATGCTTCACCTAAGATGTTTGATCTTTATGATGACTTAAGAAGAGGTGCTTTCTCACATGATTCAATTTACTTAGATATTAATAGAAGAGTCTACAGAACATTTAGAACTACAGCAGATGATTTTTGGAAAGATAGTTCTCACTTAGGAAAGATGAAACCATATGTAAGTGGTGGTGGAGACACACCGACACAACTTCTTAAGAGATCTAGTAGAACTATATACAGACCATCTGCATTAGGAAAATTTAATGCTACAATTACTAACATCATTGATAAGGTAGACAACGCTACTAATCAATCCTTTGCAAAGGATTGGGTTGATCCAGTCAATAAAAATTTCGAGAAAGCATTTTATAGATATTATTTCTTGGAGTATAGTCAACTTGATATAGCTGTACCTGGCGACCTAGAAGTTAGATCTGGAAATGTAATTAAGGTTTCTATACCAACGACAGTAAAGTCATCTGATGGTAAAGTAAAAGAAGATACTAGGTTTAGTGGAAAGTATTGTGTAACAGCAGTGAAACATACTATACTAAATAAGAGTGAGCTTAGAACAAACATAACTCTAGCTCGAGATTCTTATGGAGGGAAAATGATTCCTGACGTAACGAAATCTGAAGAACAAGTTTATCAAGATGGTACTAACTAACTATGGACACTATCGAACAACACATCCAAAAAGATAAAGAGATCCTCGATGATCCACAACTTAATCCTGCTGCTAGACGGCATTATAAGGAAGAGTTACATGATCTAGAGGAATACGTGGAACATCATCACGATGAGATAGAAGCTGGAGATCATCACGATCCAAATGCTATCGAACTCTTCTGTGATCAACATCCAGACGAACCAGAATGTTTAATTTATGATGACTAATGTCAACAGTTAATCCAACACTACCAACCACTAGTTTCATCGGTAACGGTGACTTTAACTGGTGGCTTGGTACTGTAAAAAATAATGATGATAGCGAATCAAAGCTAGGTAGAGTAAAGGTATGTATCCTTGGTTATCATAGACCAGAGGAATCACCTGAGAATCTACCTTGGGCTATGGTCATGCAACCCACTGACAATGCAGCATCTAATGGTGCTGGTAATGGCCCAGTGTCTTTGAAACCAGGCAGTTTTGTTGTTGGATTTTTCTTAGACTATCCTGACTGTCAACAACCTATAGTAATAGGATCACTTCTAGGTAAGATTAGGGCAGTTGCAGAGAAAGATTCTGCAAAGGCAAAAGATTGGCCTGGATCTTATGAGAATGCTATAGGAGAAAATGGTACTGATTCTAGTACTGTTGGTGTAAGTACTGCATCATTAGGACAAACTCAGGAAGAAACTACATCTACATCAGATGCTGCTGCAACAGCACAAGAATCAACAGCTAATCCATCAGGATCAGTTCCTAAAACTACAATAGCTGATGGTAAAAATGCAGGTGATAAAACTCTATCTGATACTATCAGTGAAGCTATCGCTGAGATAATGACTGTACTATCTCAGTCAAGAAAAGTTCCTAAAGGTTTATCAACTAAACTTACTGCTAATATTGATTCAGAAGAACAAACTATCCCTGTTGAATCTACTGAGAAGTTTCCTCCTAGAGGGATAATAAAAATAGGGAAGGAAGAGATAGGATATACTGGTATCTCAGAAGGAAAGTTCACGATGGCCAAGAGAGGTCAGGGTGGAGATAAAAGTATTCCAATTAAGAATCGTAGAGGTAGGACAACAGGATATAAGAGCTCTTCTCGACATAAGAAGGGTACTAAGGTAACTATCATAACTAAGGGAGAATATCTTGGTGGTAGTTCTAATGAAGGTGATTTGATGGGAACCTTCACTGATACCTTAATAGATATGAAAGGTCTCATTGATACTCAGTTAGAAAAGATTCGTAATGCATTATGGTGGTTAGTGAATCAGATTAAATCATTCTTAATGCAATCTGTAACTAAGATATTAAATGCTATCGGGATATCAGCTAGTTCACCTGTACCAATGTTTGGTAAGATATTAACTGATGTAATTAATTTTATTCTTAAACAGATAGTTTGTATATTGGATACATCATTGATTGATGCATTATTTTCTGGTATTGAAGCAGCAATTAATCAGGTTGTTAATTCTGCTTTATCTTTCTTAGATAATGTACAATGTATATTTGATTCAATCTTTAATTCTATCTTCTCACT